TGGTGGGGGGAGTACCTCGGCTCGCCATCTGGGCCAACCAGGAAGAGAACTACGGAAAGTTCCTTGATTTGCTGATGAAACTGGCGCCGAAAGACACTGGAGCGGCCATCGCAGGGCAAATCCTGGAGTACCGGTCCAACGTCCCGCAGAGTCCACTGAATCGCGGAGTTATAGACGAGGATGTGACAGATGTCTGACTTACGGCGAAGCGAGCAAGGCGGCAGGACGATTGTCACATCCCCCTATCAACCTCGGGACCACGCACTCAGCTTCCACGCCAGAAAGGAGCGCTTCGCTATCCTGGTCTGGCACCGGCGAGCTGGTAAGACAGTCGCGTGCATCAACGACTTGATCGACAAGGCGCTTCAGTGCCCGTTGGTGATGCCACGGTATGCCTACGTCGCTCCCTTCTACCGCCAAGCGAAGGACGTGGCGTGGAACTATCTGAAGATGTACGCCGCTCCCGTCATTGAGAAGGTGATGGAGTCTGAGCTGAGCGTCATCCTTAAGAACGGAGCGCTGATCCGACTATACGGGGCAGACAACCCCGACAGCCTGAGGGGGATATACAACGACGGGGTGATCCTCGACGAGTACGGTAACATGAGTCCGAGACTCTTCGGTGAAGTTATCGCCCCTACGTTGGCTGACCGGAAGGGGTGGTGCGTGTTTATCGGCACCCCAGCGGGGCCGAACCACTTCTTTGAACTGTGGAACAAGGCTGCTAAGGACGACCGCTGGTTCAAAAAGATGCTCAAGTCCTCGGAATCGGGCATTTTGGACCAGGAAGAGCTGGATATGCTCGCAACGCTGCCGGGGTCCGATGAAGACACCTTTGCGCAGGAATTCGAGTGCGACTTTAACGCTGCCATACGAGGCGCGTATTATGGCAAACTCCTTAAGAAACTGGAGAGTGAAGGACTTGTTGGCGATTATCCCTGGGATCCAGATCGACTGGTCTATACCGCCTGGGACATCGGCTTTACAGATGATACATCAATCTGGTTCTTTCAATACGATGGTAAGACCATCCGTGTTATCGACTTCTTTACGGTCAGTGGCTACTCCGTTGATGACGTCATTGCGGTCCTCTGGGACAAACCCTATGGATACGGTGAATGCTACCTCCCCCACGATGCCAAGAATAAAAGCTTTCAAACGGGCAAATCGACAATGGAACTCATGGTTGCCGCGCAAATGAAGTGCAGGCTGGTTCCGAACCTGAGTGTTCAGGACGGCATCCAAGCTGTGCGGAAGACTCTGCCGACTATCCAATTCAATACGTCGAACGCCGATGTCGCGGACGTCGGTCTCAACGCTCTGCGTCTCTATCAGCGAGAGTGGGATGACAAGCGGAGGATGTTTAAGGAGAAACCTCTGCACGATTGGTCTTCGAACCCCGCCGACGCCATGAGGATGTTGTGCTTGGCAATGAATCCCGCAGCGGCCAAACGGGCCGACCGCACCGGGGGCAGAGCACCGAGCACTAAGAAGGACGAAGTGCCCTCAAATGTCTATAACCTCGATAAACTCTATGCAGAGCGAGCAGCCCGCAACCAATCTGGGAGAATATGATGAGCGTCTGGGATAAACGTATCGCCAAGGCTGAGAAATTCTTCGAAAGAGCGCGGGAGCATGGACGGAAGGTATACACTCGGTACCAGGACAAGCGCGACGATGAGGTTATCGGCCTGAAAAGAGTGAACATCTTCTATGCAAACGTCAACACAATTAAGGAATCTCTATTCAACAGTCTGCCCAAGCCCGACGTATCTCGCCTGCACAAGGGTGATTACGAAGATGACGTGGCTCGGGTCGCCGCCCTTATCCTTCAACGTGCGTTGGAGTACGAGGTGCACTGTGCCAAGAGCTTCGAAGGATCAATTAAGTATGCTATTCTCGATAGACTTGTTCCTGGACTCGGTCAGGTTTGGATTCGATTTGAGAAGCCTGCCGGGGGCACTGAAGAAATATTTGTTGACGTTCTGTATTGGGAAGACTTCATCTACGGCCCCGCTCGCTGCTGGGAAGAAGTGCCGTGGGTTGGAAGAATTCACAACTTCACAGGTGAAGAAGTCATTGAAATATATGGAAAGTCGGCACTCATGGATGCCTCCAAGATCAAGGACGACAACAATATCACCCCAAAAGAGATTACCGAGAACAAATACTGCGTATACGAGATCTGGGACAAGAGAACCAAGAAAGTCTACCACGTAGTCAAGGGCGCAGCGAAGCCTATTAAGGTCGTGGACGACCCCTACAAGCTGCCGGGCTTCTTTCCATGCCCGCGCCCCCTCATGGCCAACCTTCTGACCTCGGCATACCTGCCTGTAACCGATTATCACCTCGCACAGGACCAGTACAATGAGCTGGACGTCCTGTACGCACGCATGTCGCTGATTTCCAAGGCCGTCAAAGTGGCCGGGTGTTACGATGCAGCGTCATCAGAGATTGGGAGCATGCTGGAGGGCCAGGAAAACAAGCTCATTCCTGTTGACAACTGGGCAATGTTCGCAGAACGGGGTGGCGCCAATGGTATGATCGACTGGTATCCGGTCGAACAGGTCGTAACCGTGTTCCAGGCGCTGGCTGGTCAGTACGAGATGGTCAAGCAGACCCTCTACGAAGTGACGGGCATGGCCGACATCATGAGGGGGGCGTCAAATCAGTACGAAACTGCCTCTGCTCAGGAAATCAAGGCCCAATTCGCCTCTGTACGGATGAACGGCTACCAGAGGGACGTGTCGGAGTTCGTGCGCGACATCCTTCGCATCTTTTCGACGCTGATGTGCAATCTCTACAGTAACGAGAAGTTCCAGGCTATCTGCGGCAGCTTCAGCCAACCTGATCAGCAGTTGCTTGAGCCTGCTATGCAGGTCCTGCGCAGCCCCCAGATGTCCCAGTACAAGGTAGACGTAGAGCCAGACAGCTTAACTCAATCCGACTGGGCTCTCGAAAAAGGACAACGCATGGAGTTGACTGGATATCTCAGCCAATTCCTGTCTAGTGCCATCCCAGCGGTGGAAAATGCCCCAGAACTCGGCCCGCTTCTGTTCGCGGTCATTAAATTCAGCGTCGCTGGCTTCAAGGGGGCCGCTGAAATCGAGGGTATCATCGATCAACAGCTCGCTGCGCTGGTCGCCAAGGCGCAAAACCCTGAGCCACCGAAGCCAACCCCAGAAGAGCAGAAAATGCAGCTGGAGCAGCAGAAGGCTCAAATGCAATCGCAATTGGAACAGCAGAAAATGCAGTCCCAGGCGCAACTCGATCAGCAGAAGGCCCAAATGGAGGCTCAACTTCGCACGCAAGAGACAAATCAGCGTATGCAGATCGAGCAGCAACAGGCTGTGGCGGACCTCGCAGTCAAACGGCAGGAGCTGGCCAACGAGCAGCAGATGTTTATGATGGAAATGGAAATGAAGCGTCAGGAAATGGAGTACAAGGAGCGCGAACTGGGTCTGAAGATCCAGCAACAGGCTATTTCTGGCCAAATGAAGAACGAACAGGCTGCCGAAGCTGGCGCCATCAAAACCCAACAGATGAAGGATCAACAAGATGCCAAGCCCAACCCCTCCAAAACCAGCCCCAAAAAGTGACGTGCCTGACAAGCTGCCACCAGAGCCTACCCCTCCTCCGGTCTACGTGCCGGATGTCGCCTCAGGGCGCAAGGAGTAAGAGATGCCACTCTACGAAGCGTACTGTCCTGAGTGTCGCGGCGTGCTAGAGTACCGGGCGGCTATTTCAGACGCCCTAACCACTCCACTCTGCCCTGCCTGCGGGGGGCATACTCGCAAGGGTATCTTCACGCCCCCAACAGGTTTCGTCAAGGGCAAGTTCGAGCCATTCAAATCTGTAGTGGATGGCTCTATTATAACGACCCAGCGGGAAATGGACGAGCATAACCGAAGGAACAACGTGGTCAGTCTGGCGGATGGCTACGATGATGCTACAATCAAGGCTGGTAATTTCGGCAGGAAGCCGGAGGTACTTGATAAGAAAGAAATCGCCGCGGATATTGCGGAATCAATTCACATGGTGCAGAACGGCTACAAGCCGACAATAGGTGAAGCAGATGAGTGACGTCAAAGAAACCACCATCGAAGACGATATCCGTGCCGCGATGGGCGAGATTGAAGAAGCCTCCGATAAAGAGGAAACTACCACGGAGCGGGAACGCGATGAAACTGGTAAGTTCGTTGCTAAAGAGGGTGAAACAGAAACTGAGGCTGCTGCACGCCTCCAGCCGGACGACAAAAAGGACGAAACCAAGGGCGAGAAATCCGAGACTGCCGAGGGCCAGCAACAGGAAGAGCAGCACCTGCTGACCGAGGACAAGGCGCCTCGGGGCTGGACGCCAGCGATCAGGGAGAAATG